GCCACGTGCGCGAATTGCGGAATAGGAACGGCGTTTTTGCCGCGTGAAACATGGCGACCCGTGGCCGCAAGCCGAAGCCGACCGCGTTGAAGATCGCCGACGGCACCGCGCGTGGTTCGCTCCGCGAACCGTCGGCTCCGCTCGGTGTGCCGCCGATGCCCGAGCGACTCGCGGCCGAACCGGTCGCCGTTGCCAAGTGGAACGAGCTCGCGTCGCTGCTTTCGGGCATGGGTGTGCTGACGCTCGGCGACGGCGAGGCGCTCGCGACGCTGTGCGAGGTTCACGCAGCGGCGCAGTCGTGCCTGCTCGAACTCCGAGCAAGTGGATCGGTGATTCACACTGACCTCGGCGGCGTGAAGCCGAACCCGGCTGGCTCGCTCTATCGCGGGCTCGTCTCGCTCCAGGCGTCGCTGATGACCGAGTTCGGGCTGACTCCGAGTAGCAGGGTGCGACTTGGTCAAAAGAACGAAGCGCCAAAGGACGACCTCGCGGAACTCCTCAAGTCGCACGGCTGATCTGATCCCGCCGATCGACCCGAGGAAAGAGACGCTCGTGCGTCGGTTTTTCGAGGAGATCCTTCGGCACAGCAAGGGACAGAAGGCGGGCCAGCCGTTCCTGCTCTTGGAGTGGCAGCGGAAGATGCTCTCCGACGTGTTCGGCAGAGTGAAGCCAGACGGTACGCGACAGTTCAGGACGGCATACATCGAGCTGCCGAAAAAACAGGGCAAATCCACGACCCTCGCGGGCGTCGCCCTCTACGGTCTCGTCTGCGACAACGAGCCGGGTGCCGAGATCTACGGCGCTGCCAGTGACCGCGAACAGGCGGGCATCATCTACCGCGAAGCGGCGTCGATGGTGCGTGCGTCGCCGTCGCTGTCGAAGCGGCTCGAAGTGATCGACTCGCGGAAGACGATCGTCGATCGCCAGACGAACTCGTTCTACCGGGTGCTCTCGGCGGATGCGTTCCGGGCCGAAGGGCTCAACATCCACATGCTCCTCTTCGACGAGCTCCACGCCCAGCGGGACCGTCGGCTCTGGGATGCGTTGCGATACGGCGGTGCTGCCCGTCGTCAGCCTCTCATCCTGTCGATCACCACGGCTGGCTATGACCGTCGCAGCATCTGCTGGGAGCAGCACTCCTACGCTGAGAAGTGCATCGCAGACCCGGCGTACGATCCGACGTTCTACGGGTGCATCTACGCGGCACCGCCCGACTGTGCGACCGACGGCTCGTGGAAAGACCCGAAGGTCTGGCGGAAGGCGAACCCGTCGCTCGGCGAGACGATCACCGAGGAGTCGTTCGCGGCCGACGCCCGCGAGGCCGAGCAGTCGCCGACGAAGCTCAACTCGTTCCTCCGCTACCGGCTCAATGTCTGGACAACGCAGGACACGCGGTGGATCGCTCCGGCGGCGTGGGCTCGCTGTGCGAACCCGCTGCGGGACTTTGACGAACGTCCCGTCTACGCCGGGCTCGATCTCGCGAGCACGTACGACCTCTCGGCCCTGGTGCTCGTCTGCCCAGATCCCGAGGACAACACGATCGACGTGCTGCCGTTCTTCTGGATTCCAGAAGCCAACGCCGTAGAGCGGGCTCAGCGTGACAAGGTGGACTACCTCGGGTGGATTCGGGACGGGCAGATCCGGGTGACCGACGGCAACGTCACCGACTACACCCGGCTCCACGCTGACATCAAGGCGATCTGCGACCGCTACCGGGTGCGTCAGTTGGCGGTCGATATGAAGTTCAACGCTCAGATGTTGGCAAACTTACTGCAAGGGGACGGGCTGGACGTGCGAGGATATCCCCAAGGCGGGCCCGGAATGTCGGCTCCCGCCAAGACGCTGGAGAACCTCGTGCTCAACGGCATGGTGCGGCACGGCGGGCATCCGGTGCTCACGTGGTGTGCAGGCAACGTCGCTGTTCACGAGGACCGGCACGGCAACATCTACCCGAGCAAGACCGCCAGCACGGAGCGTATCGACGGCATCGTCGCCCTCTGCCAGGGCATCGGCTCGTGGATGCGATCCGAGCAGGAGCAAAAGCCCTCGGGCACCCCTGAGATCTTTTTCGTCTGATGATCGCCAACGCACAGCATCGAATTCTCTGGCTCCCCGGTGAGGAGCGGATGTGGGACGAGGAGTACTCGTCCCGCTCGGCCGCCGGTATCCGCATCGACGCGAGCAACGCGCTGCAAGTGTCGGCGGTGTTCGCGTGCTTGCGAATCCTGTCGGAGAGCGTCGCGAGCCTGCCGCTCCACGTGCTCGAACGGATGACTCGCGGGACTCGCCGTGCCGTCGAGTTGCCGCTTTATCGTCGTCTCCACCAGCAGCCCAACGAATGGCAGACGAGCTTCGAGTGGCGTGAGCAGGCGGTCTTCCACGTCGGGCTCTGGGGCGACGCTTACAGCGAGATCCGCTCGGGAGCGTCCGGTGCTGTCGATCAACTCATTCCGCTGCACCCGTCCCGCATGAAGGTCGAGCGAATTGAGAACGGGCGGCTTCGCTACAAGTACCGCGAGGAGAACGGCCGCGAGACGGTGTACTCGCAGGACGCGATCCTGCACATGCGTGGGCCGAGCGACGACGGCGTTCATGGCATGAGCGTCGTCGAGAGTTGCAAGGACGCGATCGCGCTGGCTCGGGCGTGCGAGCTCCACGGTGCCCGATTCTTCGGCAACGGAGCGAGGCCGGGCTTTGTGCTCAGCACGGATGGCGAGCTCAACGCCGAGGCCCGCGAGTCGCTGCGTGCCAACTGGGAGCGGATGCACGGCGGCGTGAACAACAGCAACCGCACGGCGGTGCTCGTCGGCGGACTCAAGCCGATCGAGATCCCGCAAGCATCGATGCACGATTCGCAGTTCATCGAGGCTCGGAAGTGGCAGTTGGCCGAGATCGCCCGGTTGTTTCGCGTGCCTCTCCACCTGCTCGGTGCCGAGACGAGTCCCGGCTCGGTGGAGCACGCCGGTCTCGACTACGTGCAGCACACGATCCTCCCGTGGCTGCGTCGCTTCGAGTCGGCGTTTCAGCGCGACCTCATCAGCGACGACGACCGCTACTTCGTCGAGTTCGACGTTCGCGGGCTCATGCGTGGTGACGCCGCGAGCCGCTCGGCGTACTACCGGGCGATGTGGGACATCGGAGCGCTTTCGACGAACGACATCCTCGAACTAGAGAACCGCAACCCGGTCGAGGGTGGCGACGAGCGGTATCGCCCGCTGAACATGGGCACGCTCGGGGCACCGCCTTCGGTCGATGACGTACTCGCCCAGCAGCAAGAGGGCAGCGGCATCGACGGTCAGGCGGTCGAGGGCGGCGTGGCCGCAGCCGAAGGCGAGCCCGCTCCGGTCGTCGAGGAGGTGGTCGTTGAGGACGCCACGCCCCAGGTCGCCGAGGTCAGCCTCAACGGTGCCCAGATCACCGGGCTCATCGCCATCGTGCAGTCGATCTCCGACGGTTTTGTCACCCGCGAGGGTGCGGCAGCGATGATCGCTGCGTCATTCCCGAGCATCCCGCCCGCACAGATCGACGCGATCCTCGCAGGGGTGGTCGAGCGTCAACCGGCAGTAGCAGCGGATGCGCAGCCGCAGCAAGTGCCGGTCGTCGAAGACGCCCCCGCGAGGTCGCTCGAAGAGCGAGCCGAGCCCGGCACCGTCGCCGAAGGCGACTTCGTCTCGTGGGGCTCGTCTGGCGGGCGAGCTCGTGGCCGCATCGACTACGTCATGGGCGACGGCACTCTCGATGTGCCGGGGACGGACTTCAAGATCGACTCAACCGAGGACGACCCGGCGGCGCTCATCACGGTCTACGAGGAAGTCAGCGGCGGCTGGCGGGCGACCGACACGCAGGTCGGACACAAGGTCTCGACGCTCACGAAGATCGACCCGCTGCCCGAGCCGCCGCCTGCGGAGGAGCCACGGGCGAAGCCACGGAGGCGGAAGCGTGGCGGCTAGGTATGACCACATCGACTTCTCGCCGCCGTCGGGCGTGCGTGAAGAAGCGCAGAAAGGACTCGATTGGCGAAGAGAGTACGGCCGAGGCGGCACGGCAGTCGGCGTGGCTCGCGCAAGAGACCTGAGCAACGGCACGACGATCAGCCCCGAGACGGCACGCAGGATGAAGGCGTTCTTCGACCGGCATCAGAGCGACAGGCAAGGCGAGGGATGGAGTCCGGGCGAGACCGGATTCCCGTCGAACGGTCGGATAGCACACGCCCTGTGGGGTGGCGACTCGGGCTATTCATGGAGCAGAAAACTTGTGACGCAGATGAACGCAGCGGACGAGAACGACAGGAGCACGACGATGAACATCGAGCGCCGCAGTCTGGCGATTGACGAGGTCGAGTCGGCTGTCCCGCTGCTCGCGGTCGAGAGCCGCAGCGAGGACGACGGCAGCGAGCGTGAGTACATCGTCGGCTACGCCGCGAAGTTCGGCGTGCTTTCGCTGGAGCTCGAAGGCTCGTTCATCGAGCGGATCGATCCTGGTGCGTTCGGTATCGTCGCCGAGCGTCGCGGGCGGCGACGGCCGCTGGAGACTCGCGCCCTCTGGAATCACGACGCGAACTACCCGCTCGCGAGGTATCCCGGCACGTTGTCGCTCAAGGTGGACGAGGTCGGGCTGCGGTACGAGTTCCCGGTGCCTGACACGACGTACGGGCGGGACATCGCTGCGAACATCCGTGCGGGGATCGTGCGTGGCTCGTCGTTCTCGTTCACCGTGCCGAGCGGCGGCGACTCGTGGGCTGTCGAGGAAGGTCGCAGCGTCAGGACGATTCAGCGCATCGACTCGTTGCTGGATGTTTCCCCAACGACCTTTCCCGCGTACCCCGACACCGACGTGAAAGTTGCCCAGCGGTCCTACGATGCGTTCGTTCGGCAGCGTGACGCCGAGGCTCATCGCCGCATGGCTGCGGCGACCCGCGCCCGAGAACTCCGCGAGTACCTGACCAAGCATGGCCGCTAGTGGCGACTCGTGCCCGAAGTGCCGGGCCGGTGTGTACGTGATCGCGTCGAGCCAGCGGTCTGGCGACTACCAGACGCGATATCTGCGCTGTCCGAGGTGCGGTGCGACCGACAAGCAGACGCTCCTGGCGGTCGAGGTCCGTCGGCGAAAGTTGTTTACTAACGCCCCGTCGTGACTGGATGGGTGCCGGTCTGGCTCCGTAGGTTCGTGGATAGGTGGCGTGAGCGCCGCCGCATCCCGACCAAGGAGATCGCACCGTGGACAAGATCAAGCAGCTTCTCGACGAGCTCGCCAAGGTGGTCGCCGAGATGGAGGCGATGAGCGAGGCTCCCGCCGAGGGCGACGCCCCCGCGATGAACGCGGAGGAGGAGTCGTCGCTTCGCTCGCTGTCCGAGCGTGCCGACAAGCTCCGCTCGCAGATCGAGCTGCTGCGTGCCATCGAGGCGAAGAACCTCGAACTGCGTGCCGTGCTGGAGCGTGGTGCTCCAGCCAAGGCGATCGAGAAGGCTGCTGCCGAGGAGGCTCCCGTGGAGAAGCGAACCGTCCCCGCGATCCCCGTGTCGCACGGCCCGCTCAAGGCGTTCCGTAGCGCCGAGTCGGCGTACCGCGCTGGCATGCACCTGAGGGGCTACGTGTTCGGCGACGCCGAGGCCCGTCGGTGGTGCCTCGATCACGGCGTCGAGAGCCGCGCCCAGGCTGGCGGCGTCAACTCGCTCGGCGGTGTGCTGACCTCGCCGGAACTGAGCAACGAGATCATCCGGCTCGTCGAGGAGTTCGGCGTCTATCCGCAGTTCGCTCGCCGGGTGCCGATGAACAGCGACACGCTGAACATCGCCCGTCGCACCGGTGGGCTCGCTGCCCGGCCGGTCGGCGAGAACGCCGAGGTGCTCGCGAGCGACGTGACGTTCGACAACGTCGAGCTCGTCGCGAAGATTTGGGGCGTGGCGAACCGCGTCCCGAACTCGCTGCTCGAAGATTCGGTCATCGACCTCGCCGATCTCATGGCGGTCGAAATCGCCCAGGCGTTCGCCGAGGCGGTGGACAACGCGGGCTTCATCGGTGACGGCACCTCGGCCTATCACGGCGTCGAGGGAATCACGAAGAAGATCGTCAAGGCTGCTCACTCGGCGTCGGTCGTCAGCACGACCGACAGCACCGAGGATCAGTACAGCGAGCTCACGATGAAGAACTTCACCGACCTCGTCGCCAAGCTCCCGATCTACGCACGTCGATCGGCTCGATTTTTCATCAGTCCCGCTGGCTGGGGATCTGCGATGCTGCGGCTCGCGATGCTGCCCGGTGGTGCCTCTGGCCCCGGCGGCAACTCGTCGAGCGACGTGGCCGCCGGATTCGGCGAGCGGTTCCTCGGCTATCCCGTGACGCTGGTTCACTCGATGCACTCTTCGCTGACCGACAGCAGCGGCGAGGTGGCCTGTCTGTTCGGTGATCTCTCGCAGGCCGCCGTCTACGGCGAGCGTCGGGCGATCCAGATCCGCACGGCGTCCGAGCGGTACATCGAGTATGACCAGACCCTCACGTTCGCCACGACCCGCAACGCGATCGTCGTGCATGACGTGGGCTCGACCACGAAGGCTGGCCCGGTCGTGGCTCTCAAGTTCGGCTGATCCGACTGACTGACTCTCAACCCTCCGAGGAGATCTAGACAGTGAACCATCTCGAAGCCACGAAGTCTGTCGTCGGCCACACCGAGAACCTGACGGCGGCGCAGACCCACACGCTCGTCATCGACCGTCTCGGCTACGAGTACGTGTCGCTCGACGTGTGCCAGGAGCCGTGGACGAACGCGGGCTTCACCTCGCAGGCGTCCTTCACGGTGCTCAAGCTCGAAGAGTCGGACAACAACTCGTCCTACTCGAACGTCACCGAGTTCGTGGGTGGCGGCACCGGCGGCTTCACGATCCCGACGCCGACCGCCACGGCGGGCGACGTGGTCGTGCGGATGGACGTGGACTGCCGTGGCAAGAAGCGCTACCTCAAGCTGACCGCCACGCCGTACACGACCGGCACCGTCTACACGGTCGCCAGGCTCGGCAAGGGCAACGACGGCCCGGTCAGCGCCTCCGCGAAGGGCGTCAACGCCACGGTCAGCGGCTGATCCGGCTTGACACGACCGACACAGTGAGCGGCGGGTGGCGACGAGCCGCCCGCCGTTTCGCTTTGGAGGGTGACGCGTGATCGTTCAAGTCGGCGATACGTCGGTCGAGGTTCGTGCCGAGGCGGTGCTGTCGGCTCCCAGGTTCGGGCCGCTCACGAACGTGTTCGCGTTCATCGAGAGCCTCATGCCGCTGCACATCCGCCCGACGCTCGGGCAGGGTGCGTTCTGGTCAATGGTGTTGACCAAAATGCTTGAGGAGTTCGCTCCGACGACGGAGTACATAATTACGCTCGATTACGATAGCGTGATGACCCGCTCGGACATTGAGAGGCTCTTCGCCCTCGCGATGACGTGCCAATGCGACGCCCTCGCCCCGATCCAGGCGAAACGCGAGGACGGGCGGCCGATGCTCACGCTCCTCGACACGATGGACGACCCGCCCGCCGACGGCAAAACCGAACTCCCGCTGTCGTGGTTCGCCGAGCCTGTGCAGCAGGTCGATACGGCTCACTTCGGCTGCACGATCATCTCGACCAGGGCGCTCAGGCGAACGCTCAAGCCGTGGTTCCACTCGAAGCCCGACGCCGAAGGCGGCTGGGGCGACGGGCGGGTCGATGATGATCTGTGGTTCTGGTCGCAGTTCAAGAAGTCGGGCAACCGCCTATTCATCACGCCTCGCGTCGTGATCGGTCACGGCGAGTACGTGATCTCGTGGCCGAGCAAGGACTTCTCGGGTCCGGTGTTCCAGCACACGACGAACTGGCAGCGGACAAAGCGACCGCCCGAAACTGCATGGAGGGTCGGCGAATGACGACAATCAGAGTACGGATGCTGCGTGCCTACGGTGCCTACAAGGCGGGCGAGCTCGTCGAGGTGGACGAGTCCTTCGCGGCGAGGCTCTTCGCGTGGGGCTACGCGAAACGGGAGACGCAGCAATCGCTGATCGAGACGGCAGCAGTGGAACCGGTCGCGGAGCGGGCAGACGTGACGCCACGACGCAGGGGGCGACGGCATGAATGACGGCAAGCGATATCGCTCACTGAATGTCGCCACGCAGCCGGTCGTCGAACCGGTCAGCGTCGCCGACGCCAAGGCTCAGCTGCGGGTCGATCACAACAGCGACGACACATACATAGCTGCGCTCATCTCGGCGGCTCGCGAGTATTGCGAGACGTACATGGACGAGACGCTCGTGGACACGCAGTACGTAATGCGGCTCGATGCGTTTCCGGCGGTGATCGAGTTGCCCCGCCCGCCGATGAGCCAGACCGCCGGACGCACGGCGGTGTCGATCGTCTACACCGCGAGCGAGGCGGGCAACACGGCGACGCTCTCGACGACCGAGTACCGCGTCGATCGGGACGCGAAGCCTGGCACGCTGCGAACGCTCTACGCCGGATCGTGGCCGAGCCACCTGCTCGACTACGGCAGCGTCACTGTCACGTGGTGGGGCGGGCGTGGCGACGACGGCAGCAAGGTCTCGCCGAGGGTCAAGGCGGCGATCCTCATGCTTGTCTGCCAGTGGTACGAACGTCGCATGGCGGCTGACTCTGTTTCGCTCTCTGAGATGCCGTTCGGAGTTAAGCCAATGCTCGACTCGGCCAAGTGGGGATCGTACACGTGAACGGACGCATCATCGTCGATTCGCAGTTCACCGACACGGCGTCGTCCACGGGCGTGTCCTCGACGAAGGCCGTGGCGCTCCAGACCTCGAACGAGTACACGTCTGGCAAGGTCGCCGTCGTCTCTGGCACGTGCGGTACGTCAGCCGTGACGATCACGCTCGCCTCGCCTGGGTACACGGCGGCGTCGGGCTCTGCCGTATCGTTCTCGTCGGTCTCTCGGATCGTGTTCTCGGCGACCGGCGCGACGCTCGTGAAGTGCGTCGGCGGTGCCACGGGCAAGCCGCTCGTGCTGTCGCGTGCCGAGCAGGGTGCCGTCTCTGATGTCGGCGCGACCGAGACCTCGCTCCAGGTGAGCGTGGATGCAACCGCTGGCACGTCGTCCTACACGCTGGTGATGTATGGCGATTGATCCGGGACGCCTCCGCGAGCGAGTCACGATCCAGAGTGCGACCGAGGCTCGCAACTCGATCGGCGAGGTCGTGCAGACGTGGGGCACGTTTGCCGAGGTATGGGCGAGCGTGGACGGGCTGTCCGGTCGCGAGGTTCTCCAATCCGGTCAGCAGCAGACCGAGGTGACGCACCGCGTGCGGATGCGATACGTGACCGGGCTGACGCAGCGGATGCGGCTCTCGTGGCGTGGTCGGATTCTGGAGATCACGAGCCTGCTCGAACACAACAACCGCACCGAGCACGAGCTCCTGTGCGTGGAGGCGATCGACTGATGGCGACCGCAGGGATCACGATCACGGCTGAGATCGCCGAGCTGCGCGAGTTGCAGACGGCGATCGGTCGCATCCTAGAGCCGCCCGAAAAGGCTCGCATCATCGAAGAAGCGCTGAAAAAGGCGCTCGCCCCAGCGCTGGAGCGTCTGAAGCAAAACACGCCCGAGGGGCCGACCGGCAACCTCAAGCGTGCGGCATCGGTGAAAATCGTGCGGTACTCAAAGGACGGCAACGCGGTCGGGCTGCTCGGCTACAAGCGTGCGGGGAAGGGTGCGAGCGAGTCGGCTCAGGGCGGTCGAGTTCGCAAAGGATCGGACCGTGCGTTCCACCAGTTCTGGCTGGAGCAAGGCACGAAAGACACTGTCATCGACAAGCTCTCGAACACGCCATACGCCCGCAAGTCGCACACGCGACGCAACCGCAGCGGCAGTGTCACGACTGTGCGGGCTCATCAAGTGAGCGGGCAGAACGCCTACTACGCCTCGTCGTTCAATAAGCTCGGACCGTTCAAGATTCAGCCGACTGCCCGGCCGCCCCGAGGCGAGGAAGGGCAGCGAGTGCAGACGACGCCCGGCTACCCGCAAGCGTTCTTCAGGCGGTCGGCAACGCCGATCACGATCAAGGGTCTGCGGGCTGGCGGCATCCTCGGCCAGCCGCCGCTGAAAACGACGTGGGATCAGACCTCGACCACCGTCGCCGAGATCCTCCAGCGTGAACTGAGAATCTCGCTGGAGCGTGCTCTCAGCACGCTGACCCGGTCGGCTACGGGAACGCTCTGATAACACCGATGTTTCGTCGTTTGATAACTGCAAGGGTGGGGGTGTGACTCCATAGGTTCGGGATAGGCGAAAGCCGATCCCGAACATGGCATTCAAGTCACCCGAAAAAGCCGTCGCCGACGCCCTGATCGCCGACGCGACGGTGGCCGCGATTCTCGGCGCCAGGATCTACCCCGTCCTCGCCCCCGCCTCGGCGGCCCTCCCGCTAGCGACGTGGCGGCGTCAGGCGGTCACACGGGAGACGACGCTCGGCAACACCCGTGGCGGGCTGCCTGTCGTGACGCTCGCCCTGGAGCTCTACGCCGAGACCTATGAGGCGGTGCGGGAACTGGCCGACGCCTGCCGCGCAAAACTGGATGGGTGGGGCAACGCGGTGTCATCATCAGTATCGGTGCGGCACGTCGCGCTCCAGAACGAGCAGGACGGGTTCGTGCAGTTGGCGGGTGGCGACCTGCCTCCGGTGTTTTCGGTGACGCAAACGTACACGATCCTCTGGCAGGAGACCTGATCCGTGAGCAACCCCTCGACTCCCCATGACGGCGCCGGAACGGTCCTCAACCTGTTCGGCACCGTGTACACGGTCACGAACATCGTGATCTCGAACACGAACCCCGGCGCTGCCGCTGAGGCGACCGTGGACGTGGGGCACCTCGGCCAGACGACCGGCGAGACGCTCGCGACGCTGAGCCGTCCGCTCGTGATCCCGGCCGACGACGGCGGCACGGGCCGCTCAGTGACGTTCGATTACCTCGGCAAGACGATCATTCTCGACGCCTCGACGGGCACGATCACGATCACGACCGGCGGCACCACGCTGATCAACGGCAAGGCCGCCACCGTGTCGAGCTCGACGCTCACGCTCGCGACGAACGACGCGATCCGTGGTCAGGCGACGATCACCGTGGCTCGCTGACCGTGACGGAGGTCCGTCATGGCTACGCGAGTCTCGGGAGTTGCTGTCACGTGGGGCGGCACGCAGATCGAGCAGGTGTCTAGCGCCACGCTCGATCTCGTCCGTGAGATGCCGGTGGCTCGCACGGCACGGTGGACCCTCGACCTGGGCGAGGTCACGCTGCCAGCGTTCACTCGAACGGCGCTGCCCGAGAGCCAGTACGGCGTGCGGGCTCGCCTCGTGATCACGGCGCAGAACGACCAAGGCACCGCCACGTCGAGCACGTTCACAGTGTTCGACGCCGACTGCGTCTACCTCGGTGCCGAGGTCCGTGGCGAGCTCAACGGCGTCTGGCAATTTGACCACCGGTTCAAAGTCATGGATACGGTCGGCGTGACCGCTACGTATCCATCGTGAGGTGAGTGACACATGGCGACACTGACGGCAGAACAGATTCTCGCGAGCAACGACGCCGGGCTCATGGGACCGATCACCGTGCCCGAGTGGGGCGGTGACGTGTTCATTCGCGTGATGAGCGTCGGAGAGCGTGACTCCTATGAGCGGCTGTGGATTGGCAAGAAAGAGACGGGCATCGAGAACTTCCGCTCAGAGTACCTCGCCCGCTGCCTTTGCAACGAGAAGGGCGAGCTGCTCTTCACCCGCGCCCAGGTCGTCGCGCTCGCGAGCCGTAGCGGTGCGGTCGTCGGTCGGCTGTTCGACTCGGCCCTCAAGCACAACAACATGACGGAGGCCGATGTCGAGCAGTTGGCAAAAAACTAAACGCCTCGCCATCGCGTCGGTTCCTCTTCGCGCTGGCGGGGCATCTGCGAATGACCGTTCGCGAGTTGTGCGAGCGGATGGATTCGCGGGAGTTGTCGGAGTGGATGGCTTACACGAGGTATTTCGTTCCGCTATCCGACCCGTGGCTCCAGACCGGACTGCTCGCCTCGATCGCTATGGCACCGTACACCGACCCGAAGAAGGGCCGACCGCCGACCGCAGAGGATTTCATTCCGAAGGCACGGCCACCGCAGCACGAGTCGCAGGACCGCGAAGCGATCATTCAGCTACGGCGTGAGATGGGGATCATCGACTGATGGCAAACATCCTCGGACTCGCGCTGAAGATCAGTGCGGACTCGACGCAGTTGAAGCTCGATCCGGTCGAGCGTGCGCTGCAAACTCTCGGCAAGGAAGCCGACAAGGTCACGAAGATTTTCGACGAGTTTGCCTCCACTAGCGAGGCCGCCGCTCGTGCTCAAGACTCTACGGCGAAGGCACTGCAAGACCTCACGGCCGCGAGGCGAGCCGGAACGATTTCGGCCGAGCAATTCGCCAAGTCGTTCGAGGACGTTCGCAACGCCGCAACCGAGGAGGCGACGGCGCTGCGTCGCGCTGCTCAGATAACTGAGCAGAACATCACGCCACTCCAAAGGTACGAGCGTGCGGTCGCTGAACTGCGGGAGCAGGTGGCTGCGGGAAGGATATCGCAGGACACGTTCAACCGCGCGATGCAGGTCGCCAGAACAGACCTCGACCGCACGTCGCAGTCAGCCAAAGGCACAAGCACGCAACTCGAAGGCATCTCGCGTCAACTCACGGTCATCTCCCGGCTACAGATCGGCCGTGCCATCGTCGATGGGTTTCAGGTGCTGTCCGGCGCTGTGCGTAGTGCGACCAGCCAGATCAGCGGCATCGTGTCCAGCGTCTCCACGTCGCTCGATTCGCTCACCGACCTGAGTAACCGGATCGACGTGCCGGTTGAAAAACTCCAAGGGCTCGGACTCGCCGCGAAACTGTCGGGCATCGACACGGAGCAGTTCGCTACGGCGGTTACTCGACTCGGAGTGTCGATCGGTAAGGCTGACCCAGGCGGTGCGTTTGACAAGACGCTCCGCTCGGTGGGCGTCTCGCTCGCCGAGATTCGCGGGCTGCGGCCCGAGCAGCAGTTTGAGGCGATCTCGGCGGCGATCGGTGCGTTGCCGACATCAGCCGACCGTGCCGCTGCCGCCGTCGAGATCTTTGGCAAGCAGGGTGCGGCACTCACGCCGCTGTTCAAGGAAGGCGCTGCGAGCGTCGAGGAGCTCACTGCGAGAGCCGAGCGTCTCGGGATCATCGTTGGCGAGGATCAAGTCGCGAACATCGCCGAGTTGAATGACGCGTTCGACCTCGTGCGGGCGACGGTCGAAGGCATCATCGGTCAGGTGACAGGCAATCTCGCGCCGGTGGTCACCGCGTTGGCCGAGGACTTCCTGACATTCGTCGAAGGCTTTGAGAGCACCGAGGCCACAGGCGGCACGGCGCTAGCCGATCGAATCACCGACGCTCTTCTAACTGGAGCGGAGGCGCTCGCTGGAATCTTTGACCGAGTAGTTGCAGAGTTTCAGCAGTTCACCGTGGCGATCGGCGATGTCAGTGATGTTTTCGCCGAAGTAACTAGCGGTCTGCAGGCGGCTTTCGATGTTGGCCGTGCCTTGTTTGAGCTCGGGCAGTCGATTGTTTCTGCGGTCACATTTGGCATCGGCAAGATTCTGGAGCAATTAGGGCGAATCCCTTTCCTTGCTGATCTCGGAGAGACCGGCCGAGCGCTGGCTGACGCTGCCTTCGAGCAGCTAGAGCAGAACGCTGAGCAATTCAAGAACTCTGTCGATTCGGCGATCGTCAACGCAGGTGATGCAATTTTTGGCGAAACCCCCGCCGAGGCTGGCGAGCGTGGTGCTGGTGCAGCCGAGCAGTACATCACGAACTTCCGGTCGCAAATCGAAGAGGCCCGCTCTCCTGAGTTCCGAGTCGAAACAAACATCGAAAGCACCCGAGAGGCATTCGACTCGTTCTTCGGCGGTCTGGTAGACGATTCGAGCCGCGTAACCGGGCTTATGCGGGACTTCGAGGCGGCAGTCGCGGCTGCACAAGCAGACGCCGCACTCACGGCAGATGAGATCGCCCGCATCAACGAGCTACAAGGGGGCGTTAACGCTGCGATTCAGCAGGAACTCGCCCTGCGTACCGAGGCGGTGACGGCGGCTCGCGAGCAGGCTGACGCCGACGCCAAGCGAATCGATTCGCTGCTCAAGACAACCGACGCAACGCAAAAAATCATCGACGACCTGTCTGCCGTGGAGCGCGAGATCGCCCGCGTTCAACAGGAGATCGCCGAGACCGGCACAGGCGACAGCGGTGCCGCACAGGGGCGGCTCGATGAACTGCGGGCGCTGCAGGGGCAACTCGACGAGCAACTGCAAGCCGCCGCCCAAGGGTTCGAGGGCGGCTTCGAGAAGGCGTTCGCCGCCGTGGGTGGCAACTTCAACCGGCTCGCAGAGCAGGCCGCACAGTTCGGCGAGGCTGGCAACGCAGCCGCCGTGCGCCTCCAAGAAGGCATCGCCTCCGCACAGGAGCAGGCCCGCGACGGCATCCTCAACCGAGCAGCGTTTGAGGCCGAGGTCGCCCGCCAGCAGCGGCTCTTCGAGCAGGAGCTCGCGAACGTCAAGGCTGTCGCCGACGAGCGGGCGAAGGTCAACGAGCTCGTCGATCAGCGGTTCCTCCTCGCCCGGTTCGGCGGCGATCAGCAACGCCTCGCGGCGGCGCAGAACCTCGCTCAACTTGAGCGTGAGATCGGTCGCGTCCAGGCTGACGTGCAGGCTGCACGTGCCGCCGGAAACCAGGAGGAGGTCAACGCCGGGATCGCCCGCCTCGGGCAACTTGACCAAGTCGCCGCACAGGAGCGCGACATCGCGAGCGGTCGTCGTCAGTTGGAGCAGCAGCTCGGGCAGCAGAGGGAGCAGTACCTCAAGCAACTGGAGCAGCAACAGCAACAAGCCCAGCAGGCCCAGCAGAAATACCTGGAAGAGCAGGCGAAGGCGGTCGAGGCAGAGAACCAGCGTCAGGTCGCCCGCATCCGCGAGCTCGACACGCTGGGCTCGGGCGTCATCCAGGGCAACGACATCCGCACCGCCGAGGGCGCTGCCTTGTTTCTCAACCTCGCCGCTAACCAGCAAGACCCGGCGCTCATCGAGGCGAGGCTCCAGACGCGGCGGCTGACAGAACTGCGTGACACGCTCGTGGCAATCTCGGCACAGTTCGCCGGGCCCGTCGTCCAGATCGGTGGAGGAGTCGGCTGATGGGCGTCGCACATCATCGCGAGCTACCGCGCTCGAACAAGTTCCGCCTCGGCGAGGCCCGCGACCTCACGCGGCAGTTCGTCGTCACGCACGACGCGTCTGGGCAGGCGACGACGGCGAACGATGTGGCGACTGCACTGTCGCTCGATATCGGCGCCGCTCATCCCGAATACGCCGACGTTCGCTGCGTCGAAATCGAGTACGAAGAGAACTACGAAGGCTCGCAGTACCACTCCCTTCTCACCGCGAAGTACGGCTTCCCAAGCGGCGGGCTCGATCAACTCGCGGCACCGACGAGCCGACCGGCGTTGTGGACGTTCACCACGCAGGGCGCGACGGTGCCTGCGCTCTTCTACTACGATAAATCGGGCAACGCATCCACGAAGCCGCTGACCAACTCGGCCTTCGACTATTTCGAGTCGCTGACCTCGGACGAGGCGCAGTGCAAGGTGGTGATATCTGAGAACCGCGCCACGTTTCCTTCGTCGCTGGCAATCGCGCTAACGAACACGATCAACTCGACGACGTGGATCGGCGGTCCGACGCACTGCTGGAAGTGCCAGGGCATCTCGGGCGAGCTCAAGTTCGAGGAGTACGGCGGTACTCTCCATCGCTTCTGGGCGGTGAAGGTCGAGCTCCTGTTTCGCCAGACGGGGTGGCCGCTGCAACTGCCCGACGTGGGGTTCAATTTTCTCAGCGGCAACGAGAAGCGTCGCGCGATGGTGTTCGACTTCCAGAACGCCGAGTGGGTCGCCTCGCCCGGCCCTGTCGGACTCGACGGCAGCGGCAACCAGACACTCGGCGCTCCCGCGATCTTGACGCGTCGCGTTCACCGCGAGGTGGACTTCAATTCGTACTTCGGCAGCCCGCCAGCGTAGGAGACTTCTCATGCCAGACATAACGTACAACGTGCAGGTGAGCGCCTCGCGTGGCGCTCTCGTCCAGCAGTTCTTCGCCAATGGCATCACGACCGACATGAGCACGACCGGCGTGCTCGCGGCAACGCTCGATCTCACGACGGCGACCAGCCAGTTCGTGACGAGTGCCGCCTCGACGCTCGGGCTCTGCTTCGCCCGCTCGCTCGTGACGAGCACGAACCAGACCGCCACGGTGTCGTTTGGCCGCCTCGACGGCACGACGCTTCACGAGACGGTGCGACTGCGTCCCGGCGATGCCGCACTCTTCCGGCTCGCTCCCGGCAACTACGCCGCGAAGGCAGCGTCCACCGGTCGCCTCATGCTCCAGGTACTGGAGGACTGAGCCGTGGCCGACCCGGTGATCTTCGATCGCTCGTCTGCCGAGCGGATCGCGAGCGCCGTGCGTCGCGTCGAGATCGGTGATCGCTCCGAGAGCCCGCTGCGGTTCGACACGGTGCCGCCGCCCCAGCAGCGCAAGACCTTCCG